GTCGGGGGCCTTCAAACAAAAAGGGGGTAAAAACTAAGCGATGTTGACGGAAGGAGGTAGTTTTTGGCTAAACCAATTACAGCGAAGTCGATTAAGTCAAAAGTGGTCAAGCAGATGAAAGACTTGGGCACTTATCGTAAAGAGTTCGAAATGATCATTGATATTTTTGCAGGAATGCTCTATCAGTATCAGAAACTTGCTCAAGATTATGCTGACATGGGTTATCCAGTAACAGACACCTACGTCAATAAGGCTGGTGCTGAAAATGAGCGCAAAGTTCCAATCTTGACAGCGATGGAAATTTTGAGGAAAGACATCCTCAGCTACTCTAATCAGTTGATGATGAATCCGAAGTCTCTCGGTGAGGTAGTAGAACAAGAGGGTGAGTCAGTTCTTACTGAGGTCCTGAAGTTTAAGAACGAACTGAAAAAGAAGCGAGTGAAAGATGGATAAAGACTTTGAAAAACGTTTTGCCGATTTTCGCCACGCTACAACCAATCTTGGAAAAGCTAAAGCTTATGTTGATTATGTCCTGAACTATCAAGAGGAACATAACGAAGAACGGATTTTGGCTGCTGAACGATTTTTGAGGGATTTAGAAAATCCAGCATATGAGCTTGATGAGGATATAGTGGATTTCGCTGTTCACTTCATTGAGAATTCAATTGTTCATCAGCAAGGAGATGACATGTTTGCCATGTCTATCCGTAACAAGCCTTTAATTTTGCAACCGTGGCAACATTTCACGGTTGTCAATCTCTTTGGGTTCTATCACGCTGGTACGAACGAGCGTAGGTTCAAAGAAGCCTTGATAATGCTGGCACGGAAAAACGGCAAGACCAGTTTTACTGCTGCTATTGCTTTGCTTTATCAGATTTTGGATGCCGATAGTGGTTCAAAATGCTATATCGTGGCCAACTCTGTCAAGCAAGCGCTGGAAGCCTTTAATTTCATCAAGTTCAACGTGGAACGATGGAATGAGAAATCTATCCGTATCAAGGACAATAACCAAGAACACTCTATCACAGCTAATTTTGGAGATGATGGGTCATTCTATATTCAGGCCTTGGCCAACGATGAGAGCCGTTTGGACTCTCTCAATGGCAATGTCACGGTCATCGATGAAGCTCACACGATGAGAAATAGTAAGAAGTATGGTCTTATGAAGAAAACAATGTCAGCATACCGAAACAGTATGCTTTTTGTTATCTCTACGGCTGGTGATATTCCTACTGGATTTCTTGCTAACCGCTTGAAATACTGTCAGAAAGTGCTCAAGCAGTTGGTACAGGATGAGGCTTTATTTATCTTTATTTGTAAAGCCAATCAGACAACGGATGGCGATGTTGGTGACTATCTTGATGATAATGTTTTGAAGATGGCAAATCCGTCTTGGGATGTCACGGTGTCCATGCCTGCTTTGAGAGCTGAAGCTGAGCAGGCTATGAACGATCCACAGACCAGAAATGAGTTTTTCAATAAAACTTTGAATGTCTTCACTAACTCAATGAACGCTTATTTCAATCCTGATGAGTTCATTGCTTCAGACAGTCGCTATGATTGGACCTTAGAGGAACTGGCACGCTTGCCGATTCGCTGGTATGGTGGTGCGGACTTATCAAGATTACATGACTTAACAGCAGCTGCTCTTTACGGTGTCTATAATGATGGTGATAAAGACGTTGATATCTGTATCACACATGCTTTCTTTCCTCGGATTAATGCTCAGAAGAAGGCTAACGATGATGGGATTCCACTTTTTGGTTGGCAGTATGATGGCTGGCTGACGATGAGTAATACTCCTACCGTTCTCTATGATGATATCGTCAAATGGTTCATCAGTATGCGTGAGCGTGGATTTAAAATCCAAGCTGTGGGAATGGATAGGAAGTTTGGTCGTGAGTTTTTGGCCAAGATGAAAAAGGCTAAGTTCAAGATGATTGACCAGCCTCAGTTATTCTATCTGAAATCTGAGGGGTTCAGACGGATTGAGTTCAAAGTCAAGAACAAGGAATTTTATTATCTTCATTCTGACGCTTATGAATACTGTGTGAGCAATGTTAGAGCGATTGAAAAGGTGGATGACGCTGTGCAATATGAAAAATTAGACGGAGACGGTGGTACTGCAAGGATTGACTTGTTTGATGCCAGCGTCTTTGCTTGTATACAGGCTCTTGCTAATCTTGGCAAGGGTGGCGATGTGATGAGATTCTTTGATTAGAGAGAAAGGAGGTGAGGAAACATGGGTATTTTTGAAAAGATTTGGAAACGAAACAAACCAAGTAAACCAATCAACATGCTGAGTCATTCAGATTTAGGGTTGTCAAACCTGATGGATTCGTATGTACCTTTGGCCAGAAATCCAGATGTGGTGACAGCGGTTAATAAGATTGCTGATTTGGTCTCTAATATGACCATCCACCTGATGGAGAATACAGATAAAGGTGATATCAGAATCCGTGATGGGCTTGCTAGAAAGATTGACATCAATCCGTGTGAACACATGACAAGGAAGTCATGGATTTTCAAGATTGTGCGCGATTTGCTTCTGTATGGCGATGGGAACTCTGTCCTACATGTTGAATATGAACCTGTTACGGATTATATTTCTAATCTAAGACCATTTCCGATGAGAGAAGTTTCGTTCCAAACAGATAAGGATTCCTATGTGATCTCATTTAGGGGTGAAGTGTATTCCCCTGATGAAGTAGTCCACTTTGTCATCAATCCAGATCCAGATATTCCATATATTGGCACTGGTTTTAGGGTGACGTTGACAGATGTGGTTCAAAGTTTGAACATGGCTACTAAGACTAAAAAAAGCTTCATGAACGGTAAGAACATTCCTAGTCTTATCGTTAAGGTTGACTCGTCTAGTGCTGAACTAGACTCGGAGCAAGGGCGTGAGCGTATCGCTGAGAAGTATTTAAGTACTAGCAGGGTTGGCGCTCCATGGATTGTTCCAGAGGCATTGCTGGACATTCAACAGGTAAAGCCGCTTAGTCTAACGGACATCGCTCTAAATGAGTCTGTCGAATTAGATAAAAGAACAGTTGCAGGTCTATTAGGAGTACCTGCTTTTATTTTGGGCGTAGGAGAGTTCAACAAGACAGAGTATAACAACTTTGTAAATACGACTGTCATGAGTATCGCTACCACTATTACTCAAACACTAACCAGAGACTTACTTTTGTCTAGTAATCGTTACTTCAAGCTAAATCCTCGTTCACTCTTCTCTTACAACATTACAGAGTTGTCTGAGGTTGCACGTCAAATGACAAACAGTACTGCAATGCGTCGTAATGAGTGGAGAGATTGGCTTGGTATGGCTCCTGATCCTGAGATGGAAGAGTTGATTGTCCTTGAGAACTTTATCCCTCAAGAGAAGATAGGAGACCAAAATAAATTGAAAGGAGGTGAGGAAGAGAATGCAGAAACGGAATAGTTATCGTGCCACTCAATTTCAAACGAGAGAAGAAGACTCTGGTGATTTGATTTTGAGTGGCTACTTTATCAAGTTTGACGAGGAGACGGAATTGTGGCCAGGCTACTGTGAAGTTATCAAGCGTGTTGGAGTTGAGAAAGCTATCAAAGACGCTGATATCAGAGCTTTATTTAACCACGATGATAGTCTTGTTCTCGGTCGAACAGGTAACGAAACTCTGACACTGGGTGTTGATGATGTTGGTCTTTTTGGAGACATCATTATTAACAAGGATGATCCTCAAGCTGTTGGAGCCTATGCCCGTGTCAAGCGTGGAGATGTTATCGGATGTAGCTTTGGCTTTATCCCGATAAAAATCGAAACAGAGGAACGTGAAGATGGTTCGTATCTGGACACTGTCTTAGAACTAGAAATCTTTGAAGTGAGCCCATGTACTTTCCCAGCCTATCCACAAACGGAAATTGCTGCACGACAAAAAGACTTTGAAAGTCAGAGCCGTGCTAATCGTGAAGCGCTAGACAAGCGCAAGAAAGAAATTAAGGAGAAATTTAAGCTATGAATAAGGCGTTAATCTTTGGTGCTCGTATGCGAGCAAAAGCAACTAAGGTAGTTGAGTTGGAAGAAACTATCGAAGAATTGAACAAACGTTCGGTTGTTGAGTTAGAAAAGTTGGATCGTGCTGAAACTGATGAAGAAGTTTCAGCAGTTGAAAAGACTGTGGATGATCTTCAAAAGGAAATTGAAGAAAAAGAAGCTGAAAAAGCGCAGTTGGAAAAAGAAATCGATGAGTTGGAAAAACAAATCGAGGAGCAAAACCGTAAAGCACCAACTCCAGGTAAAACGGAAAAACGAGGAGGAAAAACATTGGAACAACGTGAAGCATTTAACCATTACCTTCGAACAAAAGAAGTGCGTGCTGATGGTCTCAAATCTGCTGAAGGGGAAGCAATCATTCCTGTTGAATTGATGACGCCTAAGGAAGCGAAACAAGACAAGACAGATTTGACTTCATTGGTCAACATCGTTAATGTCAAGAACGCAAGCGGTAAATGGGCAGTTGTCAAACTGACTGACCAAACAATGAACACAGTTGAAGAGTTGGAAGAAAACCCTGAATTGGCTAAACCAACCTTCACAAAGGTGAACTATGAAATCAAGACACGTCGTGGTCATTTGCCAGTATCTCAAGAATTGATTGATGACGCTGACTACGATGTCATGGGATTGGTTGCTAAACAAGCTAAGAACCAAGAACGTATCACTAAGAATAAAGAAATCGCTAAAGTTCTCAAGACAGCTACAGCTAAAAGCGCAGCTGGTTTGGATGGCTTGAAAGATATTCTCAATGTGGAATTGAAACCGTACTACGATGCAACTATTGTATGTACCCAATCGATGTTCGCTGCTCTTGATAAAATCAAGGACAAGGACGGTCGCTACATGCTTCAAACAGACATCACATCTCCAACTGGCTACAAGTTTGCTGGTCGTGTAATCGATGTTTATCCTGATGACATCATTGGGGATGCCAAAGGTGAAATGAAAGCCTTTATCGGTGACGTTGGAGAGTTTGCAACATTGTTTGACCGTGCGCAGACAACTGTCAAATGGCAAGATGATAAAATCTATGGTCAATACTTAGGAACTGCAAACCGTTTCGATGTTAAGAAAGTGGATGAAGCAGCAGGCTTCTATGTAACTTACACTGACGCTGCAGGGTAAGGAGGTAGCTGATGGCTTATCAAGTAATCCGTCCTTTTAAGGATTTGAGAGACCCTCAACAATATGAATATCAAATCGGGGATATTTATCCCCGAAAAGGATATAGGAGCAATAAGACCTTCATTCAAGAGTTGTTAGATGGGTCAAATAGCGCAGGATCTATTTTCTTGACTAAAATCGATGATGACGATATTTCCGAAGGAGAAGCAGAACCTCAAGAACCCGAAGAGGAAGATGAGGAGTAGTTATGGACAATGCTCAATTA